ACTCCTTGCTGTTCTGCAATCCTTGCCTGCATAGAACTATTAAGCACTATAGCAGAATTAAAATGCACACCGTCTGTATACCTCACAATGTATCCGCCGTATCCATCATCAACAATCTCCTTGTTCATGACGACACAATCTTCCATTGCATTTAACAATAAACTCATAAAACAAACCTCAAATCTTTCTGAACACATTTAATCGAGAAGCAAAAACATTTTTCCAATTTGGAAATCCGCCACTTCCATCATTAGAACCGCCTGCAGACTTCGTATAAGAATAACCGCCAAACGACTCGCTTGAAAAGGGTGACATAGCCTCGCTATTAATATTACCATACTTAGCCTGCCAATCGGATATATCATTTACCAAATTCAAAAAATCTTTTGGCACTGACATTTCCCAAATTCCACCATGGAATTCTCCCTCATCAACTAATGGATTTTTTGTAGGGTCTGCCAAATCAGTGACACTATAAACTCCGTCATTTTTTCTGCTTCCAATTATTCGTATGTAGTTGGTCTTGAAATCAAAAGACGGTGTAATCACACCATCTTTGATTTCGAAATTACCTATGTGCTTATCACAATCATAGGTAAAGAAGTTTTTGACTTCTGCACAAATCAATCCGAGCATAATTACACCGCCTTTATATAGTTATTTCTTTCCGTTTCTGCCTCTGCGAGTAGGTTTCACCTCCACGGTATCAACATGTTCAGATTCAGAAAAGTCTGCGTCCTCAATCGGAGGGTTCATAAACGGCTCGTCTGCCTCCTCAAGAACAGGTGCAGGACTTTGCTCTACAATCTCTTCAGCCTCTTCAACCTCTTTGACCTCTTCAATCATAGGCTTTTTTCTTCTGTTTTTACCGCTTAACAGTTGTTCAATCCGCTCGGGAGAAACTTTTGCATCAACATGGGGGAATGTATCCCCCACGTTGTAAACTCTGTCTCCGTCTTGCATATCGGTGAACATTTCTATGACTCTATATGCCATATTATACTCCCGTATCCTTAACGTTAGCAATCCACAGGGAACTCGGATTGTACAGAACAGGCATGAACAGAGAAGATGCCTTTGTCCAAAGGACGGTAGGGTCATTTTCTGCCCACTGCATAATGTAAACGTAAGGGCTGATGCCCGAAGTGTTTACATCCTTAAGGTTAGCAACATCGGCTTCGGGTGAGTCTCCCCACAGACCTGTTCCGAGTTTTCCGCCTGCATTTGATGCAAAGAAAGTAATCTTATCCTCGGGGAAATACCTCTTAGTAGTGATGACAGGTCTGTCATCGCTTCCGACTACAGCACTTGCACCATAGTTAAGGTCATTGGTGATGATTCTGTTAATGCCGTACTCATCAGACAGGAAATTGGTGAGTGAAGCCTGTGAAAGCAGAGAACCTACTCCAATGTTTCCGTTGATAGCCTTCTGCAGTGCGGTATTTCTGCGCATCTTGGAGAGAACCTTCTTGGAGGTCATCATTCCTGTGATGATAACACCCTTTGCAAGAGCCTTATCGATGATATCCTGTATATCCTCCATAGGGTCTGCAGAAGCAGCGGTCACATCGACCTCATTTGCAGAAGCAAGCTGTGATGCATCAAGACCGTAGTCAACAGTAAGGTCAAGGTTGTTCTCCTTGATAGTAACCTTACCTGTAGCCATGAGTTCATTCTTTGCAACCTTGGTTCTTGTGATAACTTGATCAGCGAGTCTGATACCATCGTTAAGAACATAGTCGTAAAGAGTAGCATCGCCCTGCACACCTGCTCTCATAAGAGCACGAAGTCTCTCAGATTGATTAATCTTAACCTTGATGAGACCCTTTTCGATATTGTGAGTATCGATAGGTACTCTGAAAGTCTTCTGAGCCTCGGTATCAAAACCGTGGAACTGAGCCATCATAGGAATGCCGTACTCGGATGCAAGGCTCTCCCACTTTGCAACAAGGTTATCGGTCTTTTCATCACCGAAAAGAGTATCGATAGGGTCACTCTGACGAGTGGGTACTTGTGAACCGATATCAAGCCAATCTTCCTTGGCAACTTTTCCGAAAATATTATCTTCCCACTTAAAGTTAGGCATGTGTTTTACCTCCTCAAAAATTAGTAAGGTCTTGTTACTGCAGGAGCAGTAGCGATAAACTTGAAGCCGAGTGCCTGCAGAGCAGTCTTAGCCGCTGATGCGAGTCTTACGTAAGACTTTGCATAATAAGTCTTGCCCTCTCCAACTGTAGTGTCAGTTGAAAGAGTATAGATATAAGAGCCTGCCGAACCGCTTCTCTCATACCAACCTTTTTCAGCAGGATTATCACCTGTTTCGGGTGTTACCGCATCATAGGATTCACCTGTGATTGCAAGTCTGTCCTCATATACAACTGCATTCTTGGTAATTACAGAACAGGGCATATCACCGTTGGTGACATCAACATCTTCGTAGAGGATGCCCTCTGCATTACCGTCATTAGTAGGATATGCAGTTCCCATAGGAATATGCTTTGTACCATCCTCGGAAGTGACCACAAGGGCACTGTCAGCGGATGCTTCTCTTGTTTCTCTGATTACATTCTCATCACCATTCGCAAGGAAATATCCAGGTGCATAGGTAGTTCCCTTGCTAACGACATTGATAAATGACATAGTTTAATCCTCCTTTGTTGGATTTCCGTAATGTTCGTTGCGATACTGTGCAACCAACGCAGATGCATGGCTCGTTTTCGGCACGTCTCCACCATTGTTTGAGGGGGGATTGCTCACATCTGCACCTCTCTGATGAGTGGTTTGGATAAAATCTGCCCACTCTTTCTTGACACTCTCGGTTATCTTATCTGCCTCTTCGACATTTCCGTCTTTGTCAAACTTAATACCGTCAATAGCAGATGCCGAAACCTTTAAAACACTGTCAATACGCTTTGCAGAAATTCCTGCCTCTTCAAGAAGTTTCTTGTATGCAGATTCCTTTTTAGCCTTGGTAGCCTTAGCCTCCGTATCAGACTTGAATCCGTCAAACTCTTTCTTGAGGTCGGTGTATTTCTTTTCCCAATCGCCTTTCTTGAGGTTTTCAAGTTCAGCGTTAGCCGTTTCGAGATTCTTCTTTACCTCATCAACATCCTTACTCTGCTCCTTGAGTTCATCGTACTCCTTTTGAACCTTGTCACGCTCATCTTTAAGAGCGTTCACAGTTTCGGTATGAGCATTGATAATTTCATCGATTTTTTCCGCAGGGATGTCCATTGCAGACAGCATTTTTCTTGTAAGTGCCATTTTATCTCCTTTTCCTCGGTGGCATTTCTTTGCCATTAGATAGTTTTTAAATAGTGGGAAATTACTT